AATAGTTCAGGTGTTGTAGGTTCAGATGTATCTGGTGTTGGAACTGCAAGACAAGCAGTAGCCGCAGTTTCATACGGTGGTGACAAGGCAATCTATTCTTATGGTAGTTCAGCAGATTCAAATTTAGTTTCAAATCAAGGAGTAGTAGCTTCTGATGTTACTGCTGTTGGAACTAATGGAAGTAGAAGGGTTGGTTGTCCATATGGTGGAGATAAAGGAATTTTTTCTTATACAAACAGTACTAATGAAACAAATTTAGTTTCTAATCAAGGTGTAATTGCGTCAAGTGTTACAGGAGTTGGAACAAATAGAGATGCAATGGGAGGTGCTGGTTTTGGTTCTGCAAATTCTAGAGGAATCTGGGCTTATGGTCAAGGGGGTTATAATATAAGTAATTTAATTTCAACTACTGGGGTTGTATCCTCAAATGTAGCAGGAGTTGGTACTGCTAGATATAATCTTTGTGGTACAATGTTTGGTGGAGATCAAGGAATTTTTGGTTACGGTTATCTCTGGACTACAGTAACTAATAAAGTTTCAAATACAGGTGTAGTCGCAAGCGATACTTCTGGTGCTGGAACTAATGCGTATGATAAAGGTGCTGCACCTTATGGTGGAGATAAAGGTATCTTCGGATTTGGACAACTAGAGGGTGTTGGTCTTAGTTCAATAACAAATTTAATTTCTAATACAGGAGTTACAGCCGCAAATACAACAGGTGTAGGAGTTGCAAGAAAAGAATTAGCAGGAGCAGGGTATTCGTTTAGTGCATAATATGATAAAAGATTATAGGAAAAAATTATGAGTGGTATAGTACAAAACAATATATTAAGAAGTTCAGGAACAATAGCTGTAAGTGCTGCTGGTCTTAATTGGAGTGATACAATTATTACAGGCTCAACGGTAACCGTTGAAGCAGGGAATGGATACTGGATTAACACGACTTCAAACACTTGCACAATCACTTTACCTAGTTCAGCAGAGAGTGGCGATCAAATCGTTCTTATAGATTATGCTAGAACTTGGGGAACCAACGCAATTACAATAGATTCAAATGGTTTAAACTATCAAGGAGAAGATGATACTTACACAGTAGAATACACAACAGATGGTCAGTCAGTAAACATTGTTTACTCTGATGCTACTAAAGGTTGGATTCCATTAGAAGATGATGTTACAGCTTTAGAGCCTGTAGCACCGCCAACTCAAAAAGCAATATTTGGTTATGGTAATACTGGTTCAAATGTTTCAATAACTAATCTAGTAAATAGTTCTGGTGTAGTTGCAACTGATACAACAGGTGTTGGTACTGCTAGAGAAAAATTAGGAGCAGCTGGGTATGGTGGTGACAAGGCTATATTTGGATATGGTAGTACAGGTTCTGATTTATCTATGACTAATTTAGTATCAAACTCTGGTGTAGTTTCAACTGATGTAACAGGAGTAGGTACTGCTAGAAGGGATATAAGAGCAACAACATATGGTTTAGATAAAGCTATATTTGGATACGGTGTTACTTCTGGTGTAGTTTCAATAACTAATCTAGTAAATAGTTCTGGTGTAGTTTCAACTGATGTAACAGGAGTAGGTACTGCTAGAGAACAATTAGGAGCAGCTGGGTATGGTGGTGACAAGGCTATTTTCGGCTATGGTACTAATGGTGGAAATGTATCAATGACAAATTTAGTTTCAAGTTCAGGAGTTGTATCGGCAGATGTATCAGGTGTTGGTACAGGTCGATATGCTTTAGCAGCAGCAAGTTATGGTGGTGACAAGGCATTATTTGGTTATGGTTATGCTTCTTCATATGTTTCAATAACTAATCTAGTTTCAAATACAGGTGTAGTTTCAGGTGATACAACAGGTGTTGGTACTGCAAGATTTAGATTAGCAGCAGCAAGTTATGGGGGCGACAAAGCATTATTTGGTTATGGTAATACTGGTTCACAAGTTTCAATAACCAATCTAGTTTCAAGCTCTGGAGTAGTTGCAAGTGACGTTACAGGCGTTGGAACACAAAGAAGTAATTTAGCAGCAGCGGGGTTTTCAACAAGTGCATAAAATTAATAACAAACATAAAGGAAAATAACAACATGGCTTCAAAGTTTAATAGTGAGTTTAATTACAGGTACCAAGTAATAGGTGATACACCTTGGGAAAAGATAAAAACCTTACAAGGATTTTTAGAAGGTAGAATTAGAGCAGCAGCTCTTGAAGAAGTTGGAAATTTAAAAAACCAAGCTAAAGTTTCTAAATTAAAACATCTACAAAATGGTGGTAATGGATTAGAATATGAGATACTAGAACTTAAAGCTGAGATACTAGAAGCTAAAAGTCATGATGCAACTACTAAAGAAGCTTTTGAATTAAATACTAAAGAGATTGTAATACTTAAAAAATTATTAAAAGAACTTTATGTAATTGCAGAGCCCACAAGAATAGAAGGTTATTCTGATGAAGAGATGTGGGAAGCTAATCAAGCAAATGAGTTTACTGTTAATATAGGTAGAGAAATACAGGCTGAAATGATTGCTAATGGCAGACCCTCACCGGCTAAATTGAAAAATGCTATGAGTAATCCCTTTACTTGGAACGCATTAAAGGATATAGGTTTAGTTCCAAAAGAAACAAAGATTTTAGTTGGAAATATTAATCCACATGATAAGATAAAACTTATAGGAGTAGAAGATGAAGTTATATAAATTAGAAGCAAGTGGTCATGAAGCGTTCTTTGGAACTATGGAAAACCCAATTGCAAGAGACGTTACAACAATAGCACAAACACCAAGTTGTGATGCTTTTTTGTTACTATCTAAAGATACACAAGATAGTTTAGAATTACTAAGTACAGTACCTTCTGGATTTGATTTTACTTATTGTCAAGAATGGGGTCTAACAATTAATGACGCTGTTGTTGAAAGAGTAGTATTAGATTTAAGAAGAAAAGCTTATGGTACTTGGGAATCTCAGCTAGAAAAAATCAATGACGATGGTATTGATAGTTGGAAAATAGACCAAGCTGCAGTTAAAACAAAATTTCCTAAGTAGTTCTTTAAGATTTGCAGGTTGAATTTACCTGTAATCTAATATACTACCTAATAAACAGGTTTTTATATGCTACAAAAATTAGGATTTCTACCAGGATTCAATAAACAAGTTACATCTACCGGAGCCGAGTCTCAATGGACTGGCGGAGAGAATGTACGTTTTAGATACGGTACTCCAGAGAAGATAGGGGGTTGGCAACAGTTAGGTGCAAGTAAACTAACAGGTGTTACTAGAGGCTTACATCATTTTGTTAGTAAAGCATCTATTAAATACGCAGCTATTGGAACCAATAGAATTTTATACATTTATTCAGGTGGAGTTTATTATGATATTCACCCAATTAAAACAGACTTTGGAGTTTTGTCAGGAGCCTTTACTTGTAATTTTACCAGTGGTAGTGCGGCAGTAACGATTACTTTTCCAGGAGGAGCTTACACTACAGCAGGAATGGCAGCAGGTGATATTTTATTGATGACTGCTTTTACTGGCGGAACCGGTACAGGATTTTCAGCAACAGATTTTGATGATAAAAAATTTATGGTTACTTCAGTTGATAGTACAACTCAACTTACAATCACAATGCCTAGTAATTCTACAGCAAGTACAACAGGAACATTTAAAATTCAATGGTATTATCCAGTCGGTCCAGCAGAACAAGTTGGAGCTTATGGTTGGGGTATATCTTTATTTGGTGGAAATATTTTAGGAGCTATCACTACTACATTAAATGGTAGCTTAAGTGATAACGCTTTTGGAACAGGAGGAAGTGGAACAACTATTACATTAACAAGTGTTACCGGTCTTCCTAGTACCGGTACAAATTATATTCAAGTAGGTTCTGAAGAGATATCTTACACAGGAGTTGTGGGCAGTACTATAACAGGAATTACTAGAGGAGTTAGAGGATCAACAAGAGCGGCACATAGTACAGGTGCAACAGTAACTAACACTTCATCTTACACAGGTTGGGGATCACCCGCAGCTAACACCGATTCCGTAACAGACCCCGGTCAATGGTCTTTGGACAATTTAGGCCAAACTTTAATTGCTTTAATTGTTAATGGCGCTTGCTTCGAGTGGGATGCAGATGCAACTAATGCAACTAATAACAGAGCTACAATTATTTCAGGTGCACCGACAGCGTCACGGGATATGTTAGTATCAACTCCTGATAGACACTTAGTATTCTTTGGAACAGAGACGACGATTGGTGATACAACCACTCAAGATGATATGTTTATTAGATTCTCTTCTCAAGAAAATATTAATGACTATGCACCAACCGCAATCAATAGTGCTGGTACACAGAGGCTGGCCGCCGGATCACGGATCGTTGGATCTAAATTAGGTAGAAATGCAATTTATGTTTGGACCGATACTTCTTTATTTACAATGAGATTTGTTGGAACTCCATTTACATTTGCTTACGAGCAAGTTGGAACTAACTGTGGATTAATGGGTAAGAATGCAGCCGTTGAAGTAGATGGTGCGGCTTACTGGATGTCCGATAATGGTTTCTTTAGATACACCGGTCGATTAGAATCGATGGACTGCTTAGTTGAAGATTACGTTTTTGATGATCTTAACACAACTTCTAATCAATTAGTATACTGTGGTATTAATAACTTGTTTGGTGAGATCACTTGGTTCTATCCAACCTCTACAT